CCATATCAAAAGCCATTGGCTAGACGCATTATGGAGTCTGTAATTATTAATGATGGCGAAGAAGTTACCGCCCTTGCTTCCCGTCAGTCGGGTAAATCTGAAACAGTTGCCGATACCGTAGCCACACTAATGATTCTTCTTCCTCGTCTTGCAAAGTTGTATCCTGATTTATTAGGTAAGTTTAAAGATGGAGTTTGGGTTGGATTGTTTGCGCCAACAGAGTCTCAGGCTGAGACCTTGTTTGGACGTGCTGTTACTCGTTTAACATCAGAACGAGCAGTAGATATTATGGGTGACGTTGAGATTGATGATTCTGCAGTTCGTGTAGGTGGTGTAACTCGACAGATAAAGTTAAAGAAGTCTGGATCAACAATAACAATGATGACTGCTAATCCTCGTGCAAAAATTGAGTCCAAGTCATTCCATTTGATTGTTATTGATGAGTGTCAAGAAGCAGATGATTTTGTTGTTTCTAAATCAATTTCTCCCATGCTTGCATACTATGCGGGAACTATGGTTAAAACAGGAACTCCAACTACAAGTAAGAATAACTTTTATAGATCAATTCAATTAAATCGTAGACGTCAGACAACCAAAGGAAATAGACAGAACCATTTTCAATGGGACTGGAAAGATGTAGCCAAATTTAATCCAAACTACGAAAAGTTTATTCGCAAAGAGATGCTACGTATCGGAGAAGAGTCCGACGAATTTCAAATGTCATACAACTGCAAATGGCTCTTAGAGAGAGGTATGTTTATTACTTCCTCAATCATGGATGAGTTAGGGGACACATCTCAAGAACTTGTTAAGGTATGGCACAAGACTCCAGTTGTTGTTGGCATTGACCCTGCTCGTAAAACTGACAGCACAGTTGTTACTGTGGTTTGGGTTGATTGGGATCGTCCTGACGAGTTTGGTTATTTTGATCACCGAATCCTTAACTGGTTAGAGATGCAAGGAGATGACTGGGAAGAACAGTATTATCAAATAGTAAACTTTTTAAGTAACTACGATGTCCTTGCTATTGGAGTAGATGCTAACGGCGTTGGAGATGCTGTTGCCCAAAGATTAAAGTTACTCTTACCAAGAGCAGAGGTTATGTCTTTAACATCAAGTCCTTCTGAGCAGTCTAAGAGGTGGAAACATTTACAAGCCTTAGTTCAAAGAAAGATGATTGCGTGGCCTGCTCACGCCAAAACTAGGCGTTTAAGAACTTGGAAGAGGTTCTATCAACAGATGGTTGACGCTGAGGTGCAATATAAGGGCCCAAATTTTCTTGTAGCAGCCCCTGATGAATCCTATGCACATGACGATTTTGTAGACTCTTTATCAATTGCATGCTCTTTAACTCAAGACTTAGTAATGCCAGAAGTAGTAGCCTCTAGCAATCCTTTTTTCTAGTTAGACAACAAAAAGTATCGAAAAGGGTGGAAACTATTACCAAGGAAAAGGCCTTTCCCAAATTAATCCTTAAGGAGTCACTATGACAATCTCACCAGCACCTCGTTTCCCAGAGCGTGCACCACAGGTTTATGAGCGCAAGGGTGCAGACAATGCAACTCGCCGTGGACCGCTTCGTTTTGAAGAAGGTGTCGCAACTGATACCGATATTCCAAACGATTTTCAATTAGGAATGCAACAAGGTTCTGCAGTTGCTGCAGGACGCCCAAACCGTAATGCACCAGTATGGCAAAAGCCTGCTGCTGAAACACTTGCAGAACGTGCTCACGTAGGTTCTGCTTCATGGACAGAGGCACCAACATTTCTTGGTGAGTTTGCTCATGGAACAATGAACGACTACTCAGCCGCACAGATTGAGACAGTTGCTCGTTCAGGTGGACGGACTCAACGTCAGTCCCCAACAGTCGTAAACGACTAAGTAACTTATTAACACCTAACTCCGCTCATGCTATAGGGTATGAGCGGAGATTGGTCATCTACGGAGGAGACGTAAATGCGTAAACCTGCTAACCCAAAACTTTATGCGATGTTTGTTGCACAAGCACGGGCAAAGTATTCTAACTATCCAAATCCTGGTGCAAGTGCGTGGGTAAGTAAGAAGTATCAACAAGCAGGTGGTCAGTATGTTGAAACAACTGAAGCAACTCGTCGTGCAAATATGACAAGAAAAAAACAAGAGAATGCTAAGAACAAAGAACGTGAAAGTAAAAAAGAAGTAAAGAATTCTAAAAAAGAAAAAGATAAAGGCAATAAGTAATGTCATTTTTGGACTTTAGTCCGCCGTCATATAGAGCGGCATCCTCTGACTTAACTATTTCTATTTCCCCATTGGGTTTAGTAGAACTTGCTGATGAAGAGTTTGAAGTCCACGGTCCTCGCCTAAACCGTTATTCATTAAATTGGGCAATGTATTTAGGCCACCATTGGGGGTATCGTCGTGAGCAAGGCGAAATGCAGATCGCTGTTAACTATTATCGGGCGTTTAATGATTATCTTTCCCGTTTTACTTTTGGTCGTGGGGTTCACTTTAGGTCTCCAAAAGCGACTGAAGCGATTGTACCTGACAGGTTGGAACGTGTTTGGGAAGTAGATAATGACAAGATGCGTGTCCTACTTGAGATGGGACAACAAGGCGGAATTACTGGAGATTGTTTTGTAAAGGTTGCGTATGAAGAACCTTGGACAGATTCTGCAGGCTTAGTACATCCTGGTCGTGTTCGTATTCTTCCAATGAACTCATCGTTTTGTTTCCCTGAGTTTCATCCGCATGATAGAAATAGATTATTAAGATTTAAACAAAAGTATCGTTTTTGGGGAACATCTCTAGAGGGTACTCGTCAAGTATTTACTTACACTGAAATTCTTACTGATGACATGATTGAAGAGTATGTCAACGATGAACTAATTGATTCACGCCCAAATCCACTTGGCGTAATCCCTGTAGTTCACATTCCTAATGTTCCTGTTTCAGGATCTCCGTGGGGTCTCTCCGACGCACACGACATCATCACTATCAACCGTGCATATAACGAAATTAGCACTGATGTTGCAGACATCATTAACTACCACGCATCACCTGTAACGGTAATCGTGGGTGCTAAAGCCTCTAACTTAGAAAAGGGCGCAAAGAAGGTTTGGGGCGGTCTTCCAAAAGACGCCCAAGTCTTCAACTTAGAAGGCGGTGCACAAGGTATTGACGGAGCCTTGAAGTACCTAGAACTTCTAAAACGTTCAATGCATGAGTTAATGAATATTCCAGAAACTGCATTAGGACAAGTTCAACCAATTTCAAATACTTCTGGTGTAGCACTATCTATTCAGTATCAACCATTAATGAATCGTTACTCTCAAAAAGTTGCCCAATATGGAAAGGGCCTAGAAAAGATAAACGAGTTAGTAATGAAGACTCTTGCAGTTAAAGAGCCACAAACATTTATGTATAACCCAGATGAAGATGGACCAATCAAAGAGGGTCAGTATCCACAACTTGATCCAAATGATCCCGTTACATATATAAACTATGCACAATTTCCTCAGCCATTGCCTCTTGATAAACTAATTGTTCTTAATGAAATTCAGACTAAATTAGGTATGGGATTAGAGTCTAAAGAAGGTGCACTACGTCAATTAGGTGAAGAATTCCCAGAAGAGAAATTACTTGAGATTCGTCAAGAACTTATGGCTGATGCATCGGCTGATGGTGCTCTTCAACTTATAAAGGTTCAAATTCAAAAGCAAATTATGGATATGACTGGCATGATGCCAGGGCCTGATGGAAGTAGCGCTATTCCTATGCAACCAACGCAGTTAGGTGATGGCGATGTTATGGGTGATGGAATGCAGGGTCCTCAAGATGATCAAAACCCTTTAAATCCAGAGAGTCAAGAGACTAAAAGCATAGAGGTTCAAGCAGAGGCTGAGATAAGAAACAAACTTGTTACTGATGCTTATGGAACAAAAATTCCACAAAGAAGAACAGTAGACAGAGATTAATTAGATTTCTGATGTAAAATCAGAATTTACCGAGACAGATGTACTTTAATAAAGTGCAATTATCTCGTTAAAACCCAGTGATACGCCGCAAGGCATTCGGACAACGACCCAAGAAAGATAAGTGATAACTATGGAAAACACCGTAGAAACTACTGATTTATTGTCACCAGAAATTGTGGCAGCACTTCCAGTACAAGAAAACTCAAGTGAGGTAGGTTCTGTGTATAGCGCAGATGACATTGCTAAGGCTCGTGAACAAGAGAAAGCAAAGTTATACCCACAGATGGAAAAGATGAAAGAAGAACTTTCTTCTTTAAAGAAGGCTCGTGAAGAACAGGCCGCTAAAGAAGCAGAACGTGAACAACGTATTGCTGAAGAGTTAGTTCGCAAAGAAGCACAGAAGAAAGAAGAAGAGGAATCTGAACTTTCTTTTAAAGACCTCCTAAAAAAGAAGGAGCAAGAATTTCAGTCTCAATTAGAGACTGAGCGTCTTGAGAGAGAACGTGCCTTTGCTCTGTTAGAACAGGAACGTAAGTTCCAAGAAGTTATGAATTATCGTCAACAAAGAGTTGAGCAAGAGCGGGACAATATTGTTCCTGAATTGATTGACTTGATTGACGGCAACAGTGCAGATGAAGTAGAGCAGAGCATC